TCCTTGCACATCAGCAAATAATTTCTGAATGTCAGATTCGTCAGAATCGAAATAATCATCAAGCATGGAATAAACCTCGCTTAACTTTGCTTCTTTCTGCTCTTTGTTGTAAGGGTCGAAACCGTATTCATCAGAGTGGTATTTCTGTAAACCTACAAGAATCAGTTCCGGCAGTAACATGAGAATGTTATTCACGGATTCAATGCCGTCTTCCTGCTTTTCAAGGTTTGCCAGTTTCTTAATAATGTTGTTTTTTACGGTTGCTTCGTAACCAAATTTAATGTTCAGTTCCTTTTCTCCAAATTTTACTTTCAGCATATTTTATCCTTTCCCCAACATTTTGTTGGAAAGGAGCCGCCCGAAGACGGCTCTCTTTTTGCTAAATTAATGTTTCATCTACCGCTTCATCAAAGTCAGCCACGGCAGTGTTATTTGTTTCTGACTGACTTGCTATTCCCCCGTTGTCAGTGCAACGGTAGCATCCAATCCCTTGTATTCCTCAATGGTAAGATTCATTTCGATCGTCAGAAGTTCGTTCTGTCCGATTTCGGGTTGTGGAATCTGCTCGGGCGGCTGTGCAACAACAAAGAAAGATTTCTCTTCTCCGGGAATGACAGTTTCAAACCACATTCTATTTCCACCAGTAAGAGCCTTATAGGCTGTGATAAGTGCAGTCCATTCAGCCACGGTCTCTGATGTAAAGTTGACTGTGACTGCAAAAGATCCACCAGTATCTGCACGACCTTTTACATATCTGGTGATTGCATCTTCTAACGCAGAAGCATCAATCTGTTCAGGTTCGATGTTGATGCCGCCAATGGCATTGATTCTTGTAAGTTGCTTAAAACTTGTAGGTTTTGTTCCGGCGGTTGTCTCTGTACCATATCCGAAAGTAATGCCTAAAGTAGAAATTCCGGCTGCTGCCATGATAAATACCTCCTTAAATTTGCATAAAAAAATAGAGCCGAATGGCTCTAATAGTTACAATGTATCGTCAGCACCTACGCTTCTTCTGAACCGTGCAGTGCTTCTGTATGTTTTCTGCGAAGTATTGCTAAACTCCGGCATGGAAGTTATCTGAAATCGCAAACGTTTGAAAAGTCCGGCAACCGTAGCCATGATAGCTTCAGCTTCTTCCTGACTCTTGTTTGTTATCACATCCACCTGGTACGATGCTGTGATTCCATTGATAGACCTTCCTTCAAGGTCTTCTCCTGTCTCTGTGAACGGCATAGCATGAAAGTAAACTGTGGGAAATGTTGGTTCTGATAAGTCCTTGCTTTTGTCCGTTACATACGCTTTAGGATGACTCTGCGGTATTTTCATTTTCAAGTATGATGCAATCTTGACTTTAAAGTCTGATACCCATTGATATTCATTAACCGCCATTTCCAAACACCACCTTTGCTGTCTGTAATACAATTTTACGAAGTTCTATTGCAGTCAGGTACATAAATGGTCTTGAAGGCATTCCTTCGGTGAAGTACCACTTACCATTATCAGCCGGATAAAACCAACCGTATCTACCGTCTGCAAGTTGCCGTATGGTTTTTCCGCTTGCATATTGCCATGTGACACCTTCGGGTAACTTTCCTTTGTACGGTGATTTCTGTCCGACAATTCCAGTACCAAACTCCACGAAAGCCGCATGGTCTGTTCCGGCAACCACCGCCCAAACACAGCCACCCTTTACGGAGCCAACGTATTCCGCATGAATGCTTTGCAAAAGTTCCGATGTAAAGATAGCGTCAAGGTCTGCAATCTGTACTCTAGCAATCTCTACACCGTTTTCTGCCAAAGTTTCAGCCAGTAGCCTACATTTATACTCTAAGCTGTTTTCGTAGTCTCTAAGAGCCTTAATAGCGTTCTGTATGGACTTGTCACTGAATAGATTTAGTTCAATCGTCTTCCCCATATCACTTTACCGTCTTTTGAAGCAAAAACAGGTCAACGGTAAGTCCTTCATCGGCTACACCTTTTACAACGTAGTCCGCTGTCTTATCGTCAACCAGTCCATCACTATCTCGCCCCACATCAGATTTCTTCCAAACAATATCTCCTGCCTTAATCGGCAAATATCCCTTATCGGTCACAATCTGACAATAGGAACTGGAATCATCAATACCAAATTCCTTTACCAGTACTTCTGACAACTTATTGCTGATATTGGCAGAAAAAGGAACAGGGTCAGAAAATCCGATAGCTTCTCTCAAAACTACTGGAATCTTTTCACCGTCAACCTCGATGTACTTAATGTTTCCATTTTCGTCACGGTCGTAGATTGTGACTTTCTCACCCTGTTTGGAATACTTCATTTTTTGCTTATTTGCTTCAAGCATCTTTCTTTACCTGTTTGTAAATCTGATTTACCCCGGTGCTTGCCAAACCGGAAACAATTCCGACCGCAATAGCATTCAGTACATCATTTGCCGGAAAGTCGGGAATCACATACATTCCTACTACTCCGAGAATGCCACCGACAATGCCGACAACAACCGGAATGTAATTATCCTTAATAACCGGAATAAGCTTCGCTCCAATACCGGCAAGATAGCAGATAACCACAATTGCAACGCAAGTTCCTACTTGTGAAAAATCCATTATTCTTTACCTCCATTCTTCAATCTGATTTCTTTGATTTCCTCGTACATTTTGGTGGCCATTCCATTTCCGCCTAACGCATGATACGCATTGTACATCTCTACAAAATTCTCATACGCATAACTAGGAATTTCTCCCAGCTTCATGTACTTATCGTGATACTCAATAAGTTGAACACGCAAAAGAAGCATTGTTCCCTTACTGTTTGCATCCCTGTCCTTCTTTTGTTGTTTAAGGAGCCAGACAATATATCCTAATAAAATAGGCAATACAATAGTGTATGTCTGTAATAAAAAATCTTTCATTTCATATCTCCTGTTACTTATTGTTGGCACACCGCCCACCACCCTTAAAGTGTGCCGCCTGCAACGATTTTGTTAGTGTCAACAAAATGGTCACGCACAATCTTCTTTTACAGCACTTTGGCAAATGGGAATACACCTACGAACAGACTGTCACGTTCTCTCCATGTTCTCGACACACCGTTTTCAGAGTAATTTGCCATGAAGTTCTCTCCAGCCTGTGAATGGTCATACACAACCACGTTCACAATCACGCTCTCAAACTGCTTCAAATCCTCTGCAATCTTTTGTTCCGTGTAGCTGTCCGGGTACATTCTCTTTGCCACAATGTCAGCTTTCGCTTGACTGATAAGTTGCTCAATCAGAGGGTTATCTTCAAGGTCATCAAAAACGACCTCGGAGCTTTCAGAATCAATATGAAATTGTTTCAGACGAATTTTTACTTGCTCCAAAGTCGTATATTCTGCCATGTGCTACCTCTTATTCATCCTTTGCAGTTACCGTAGTAATACCTGCCTTTACTGCTCTGTAATTAGGATCGCATTCGATAATCATAATTTCTTTTCCTGTCTGTGCTTCGATCTCGGAAGTTCCGTCCCAGGTTGCGTAAGTCTTGACGTTTCCAAGATAAGGAGGAAGTTTGCAATCATCCGCTACCTTGTACTTGTAAGAATTATTAGAGCCCTTAGAAGGACTTACGGTAATTTTGGTGAAACCAGTGTCAGAAGAACTTGCTGCACTGTTTACAACCAGAGTATCAAGTCCAGCTTCTCCCTCTGTCAGTGTACCGATTACGATTCCATAAGGGTTAGGAATTACAGGAATAAACACGCCACTAGCCTTAGTCCACTCAGCAACCGGATCAGGAGTTGCCCACTGGGAAATAGTAATGAATTGCTTTTTGGACAGGCTTGTAAATGCACTTGCTTTTTCTTCTTCCGGAGTTACGCCCCAAAGTCCAGTACCAATCTTTCCGTTTCCAGTAGATGCATAAAGAGTAAATACATTATCCGGTAAAAATCTCTTAGGAGTTCTTGTGGTATTTTCCTTGTTGGCAATTCCGTACATATCATCATCAATTACCATGTTCAGACCATACAGGCTAAGTAACAGATTTGACACTTCTGCCGGAGTAATTGCCATTCCAACGAAATTAACTCCCTTAATAGCTTTCATGATTCCTTCATTCTTAAGCATATAAGAGCGCATTTTGGTGGAAGTCAGTGCAGTATTGACAACATATCCTTTGTCAAGAGCCATCTGAACCATGTCTGCAATATCTCCAAGGATATCATGGGTAGGATCTTCCCAGCCTTTCAGTGCCTTGAACTTATTTACTTTAAAGTCAATAGCAAAATTGAGACCATTTTCGTTAATGGTCATCTTACCAGTAGACATAACCTCCATTTTTGCGATTTCAGTTCTTGTCTTTACAGAATCAGACAGCCGACCCATATCGTCATATACATAGTCAATCAGGTTGCTTTCTTTTACACCATGATTCAGCAACTGGCGTAATCTTTCAGACTGGTTGATTTTTTCCTTAATCAGCAGCTTTTCTACGCTTACTTTTTCGAATCCAGGTCTTACACCAATAGCAGCCTCGGTATCAAATGCGTGTACCATTGCTGCGGTAGGAAGATCCATTCCCTCGGAAAGTCTTTCGTACTCTGCTTCAAGGTTCTCGGTCTTGATATCAGGGAAAAGACGGTCACCTACATAATTTCTTGCGATAGAATAGTTTTGGGAAAAATCCAATCTATCCTTGTCTGTAATCATTGTTAATACACTAGGCATACTGTTCTTACCTCCGTAATTTAATCAAAGTAAATGCCGCTTGCTTTAAGTGCGGTTTCGGCATTGGTATCTACTGCAACAGGCAAATTTGCCTTAATAACACGGCCTGCAATAATTACAGAAATAGGCTTCTTTTCGTCATCTGTAATATCAACATCCTCAAACACAATTCCCTTTGCAGAAACGTTATTTGTTGGAACCACAGTTCCTGCCTTGATAATCTTCTTATCATCTACCTGTGTTGCCATTGCTTGTGTTCCCTCAAAAGTTTTTAACACAAGTCCGACTTCACTTGCTAAAATGTTTACACCAGAAGTGTAAGTAGTGGTTTTCATGTAAGCCATAACGTTTATACCTCCTTGCTTACTGTTCGATTACATAGCGCTGATTATATTTCTTTGCCATTTCAGCACCTTTACTTTCAGTTCCATCACCACCGCCAGCACTACCACCGCCCGGATTTGTGGTTCCGTTTGCGATTTCCTGCTCTTTAGCCTGTGCCGCAGCAGTCTCTTTATCAGAGATAATCTTTCCGAGTACTTCGTAGTCAAAACTGCCGTCATCCTTGATAACCTGTGATGCCTGTTCAGCAGAAATGTTAAACTTGGATGCCGCATTGCTTCTCTGATCCGCAATAGCCTGTGTCTTTTCAAGTTCTGCGATTTTTGCATTTGCAGAATCAAGGTCTTTTTGCAGTCTTTCCGAATCGGATAAATCCTTATCTTTCATGGCTGTGTATTCCTTTTCCAGCTCACGCAGTCTTGTCAACTCTTCACTGTTTTTGTTTGCCTTTGCGTTTGCTGCCTGAACATCCTTGCTATTCTCAGCAATGATTTTTTCAATCTGTTCATCAGTCAAACCCATAGCTGTCAGTTCTTCTCTCTTCATAAATTACCTCCGTTATGTCCTACGAATTTTTATACGGTGCAACGACACCGATCGACATTGCCGGTTTATACGCTCACGGCATTGCGAATTTTTATAAAATAAAAACAGCTACCTATTTCTAGGCAACTGTCTTATTTTGCATTTGTTTTACAATTTCCTGTGCTTTTGCCATCTGCTCTTCCATGTTGATAATGTCAGCAGTTTTCCACAGAGCATCAAGGTAAGGTTTGGAAAGGTTGAAAGTCTTCTCGCAATCTCCCCAAAGTCCAACCGTTTTGATTGCAATAAGCGGATGAATACCACACTGCAGAAGTTGTAGTAATGTCTGCGACTTAGTATACATATTATCTTGTGGACTGTGGTTGATCTGCACATCAAAATCTCTAAGAGTGATTTTCAGATCCTCTTTCTTAATGCGAATAACATTCAGCGCAACCTTGGCCAGTCTCTTCTCTGCTGTCTTAACAACCGGATCCTTAAGCCTTGCTCTTGATTTTGAAAAATCCCATCCGTTTCTCAGCTCAACCGCACCCTGCGTATCACCGCCAGTGTTTCCTTGCTTGTTCGGTATTCCCAAAATTGAAAGTGCGCTGTCTGTTAAATCATCCTTGGAAACCTGTGTCTGCGTTTGGTCAAGCTCCTGAGACATGACATCCACATCAGACTTATTGTCTTTATTGATGGACTTTACAACCAACGCATGGTTCATCTTCATTTTTTTGAACTCTTCTTCGTCAATCTCGCAGTTTACAAATTTGTACCATGCCTGGATAAACTGCTCTATGCCGTCCATTCTGTTTGACTGCGTATTATTGATTGCATCCAACAGATCTATAACAAGTTCAATATCAGACAACCGCTCATGGTTGTTCGGAAATTCTACAATCGGAATACCACCAAATCCATGAAGTTTCCATGTATCAGGAACAAGCACACTGTTTTTTATCTTACATTCATAAGATTCCGTGTAGCAGAGTTTGTACCACTCGCCATTTTCATCTTTTAACTCCTGTACCGCCAAAATCGGTTCTTCGGAACTGCGGTTGTAAATGACAAACGTGTTCAGAGGATTAGGTGCAACCACACGGATAGGCACATCTCCATTCACAATCTGTATAGCTTTGAATGATGTTCCGGTTGCCGACTGCCACTCACCAGCTTTTATGTCTTTCTCATGCTTATTTGCATCTGCTAAGTAATCATTCAGTTCATCTACTGCCTTATTTACAGCTTCATCATCTTTTCTGCTGACAAACTGAATAGGCTCTCCGTAAGTCTGACCGACCTTGAACTGTACCCACTCATAAGCATGATTCTCAACGATTTTGTTCGTTATATCCTCATTTGACAGCTTTGTTCTGTACAGTACCGGCTGATCTCCTTTGTAGTACTCCCACAAGTACTTGATAACTGACTTATTGTAATTAAAAACACCGATGCAATCACCAATAACCTTTACAATGTTGTCTGCGGTTATCTGCTCTACATCCGTATATGCAATTTTTCTACCGTGACAACCCTTTACAAGGTCTTGAAATTTCATAGTGTTCATATTTTCACCTACATAAATGTAATTCCGCTGCTCTGGTCTCTTTTGGGAAGTTTCTTAATCTCACGTTCTCCGGTCTCCGTATGGTAAACAACCATCTTATTGCAATTCCGGCACTTATATGTCTTGTCGATGTGTGATTTTGAACTGCATTCACCGACCAACCGTCCGCATCCCGGACAGTACACTCTAATTTTTTGGTTAAAAATCATAAATACCTCTTTTCTGCGCACAAAAATACCGCCCACATAACGTAGACGGTATTTCCGGTCATTCACCTTTTAGGAGGATTAGAAAACATCTTAAATATTTTCGTCAGTTTAACATTACCATTTTTTATATATGACATTCAATGACATCATTCATTCAAATATCCTTCTCCGTATTTCTTTTCAAACTGTTTCAATGCAGTTCCGTGAAGTCTGACAACCTGTCTCCATGAATATTTCATTTCTGTTGCGATCACTTCAAAAGTTTTCTTTTCTATGTACCTTGCGAACAGAATATTGTATGTGTTTTCATCTTCCATGCTGTCTATCTGCTGTATGATTTTCTCTTTTTTATCGACAAGTTCGTCCACCATGCCATCTATTTTCCGTTCCATTTCATCAATTTTGGCATATTTTGTTCCTATTTTGTCAAAATTCGGTGTAGTCTGTACCCTTTCACCGCTTTGCGTAGCAGATATGCTTACCGCCATATCTTTGAGTTGTGCGATTTCCGTGAGTTTATTATTTATCATACGATTAAGGCGGCTTATCTGCCCTAAATATTCTTTGGTTGTCATATCAATACCTCCGTCCGAAAGAGAATGGGTTTTGAATTGCTTCTACTTTTGCTACCCTGTTTCCGTTTGTAATTCGCAATGCAAAGTTTGAAAATACATCCGGTACATCATCTAACTGTTTTTTTCCTGAAACAGAATACCTTTTCAGTAACGACATCATTACACCGTATGGTTCGTTAGGCTTATACAATGATGGATCCTTGAATATTACGTGTTGCAAAATCCAGTTAGAGCACTGGAAAATTCTTGCTTCTTTGTTTGTCTCTGTCGGTGTGTCTGTGATGTTGCATATCCATCCTTTACTCTCTACACGCTTATTTACTTCCATTGCCACACGGTCACCGCCGGCATTACGCTCAAATTCGCACTCTTGCACTTTATTATTAACAAGTACATTTGCAGCATTTTCATACTGCATCTCATAATCCGCAGTATTGTCACAAACAGCATCCACACAGTAATAATCTTCTCCGTACTTTTGCAATACCGGAAGAACAAAAAAGTCGGTTCCTTTTCCCTTGGTATCGCATTGCCCGGTAATAATTTCCGGTTCTCCATGTGGAAGATTAAGATAACGTCTGATTTTTTCTTCCGGGAATAACAATCCCTCACGTTCAATAGGCTCTTGCTTGTAAAGACATCTATAAGAGATTTCATCCATGAGTAATTGTTGATCTTCAAAAAAAGCAACCGTGAATCCGGAAAATTCGTAGTCAAAATTGCTTAATCCGGTTTTTGGGTCAATATCCGGAACAGCAATTACTTTTACCCTTGGATTCCCTTCATACATATTTTGGATCCGACCGATTACATCATTTACGCTCCACCTGGTAGCAATATGGATCTCTTTGCAATTCTTTCCGTCAGTATCTTGTGTCTTTCTTTGTCTTGCATCTACCGCATACTTGTCCCACAATTTATCCAAAATTATAGGATTCATAGCTTCTTCAATGCCACCGATCATATCATCTACGAACAAAAACTTTGATGCGCGTACTTTACCAGCATTTTTACTTCCTACGGATGTGCACTGAACGGATGGAAATGGTTTATATTTGCCGATGTTAAACTGCTCCATTTTTGCGTTAGTACTGGTAACAGAAAGATTTGGGAAAATTTCATTCCAAGTGTACTCGTCAGAATTTGTGCAAATATCGTACACACCGTCATAGTACATACGTGTAATATCTCCACTGTGGGAGTAAAAAAGGTTGAAATCTCTCGGAAACCATCCTGCTACCAACGCATTCAGCATTTTCTCGACCGTGGTTTTTCCAGCACCAGGGATAAGTGACACGCAGAGGATGTCATATATATCATCAATCATGCCTTGAATGGCATCCATGAGACCGATTTTAAGGAATTGCTTTCTGCGTGGCATATAGAACCGCTCTCTAGGTTCTCTTTTCTTTTCCAAATAGCGGTATGCACTGTCCACAACTTTATTTTGTGCTTCTAGTAAAAGAACATCGTACAATTTATCTGTCAGAGAATAATGTGTCTTGTTTGCGAAGGAATACTTTTCTAAATCCCATATGGTTCCTCCGGTTCTTTCCATGCAGAAACGCTCTACAATGCCTTTAGAACGGTTTGTTATCTGTAAGCCATAAGTTATATCCTTTTCACCGTTTATAGCCACTCTGCAGGCTTCTATGTACGCATCAATGACCTGTTCATCAATTCCCTTGCGCTGTATGTAATTGTCATAGCTGTTTACTGCCGATATAAGGCTCTGACTTGCCAATATAAAAGAGCCTCCTTCCCTAAAATTTTGGAAATTTGGCTCTCTGCGTAGGCACTCTACGACTGGTGCTCTAGTAAATATTCTATTTGCTATGCTAAGAAGTCCAAAACACAACATAACACATATGGTTTGTGTCAAATGTTATACTGATAATTTGTTCTGCGCTCTTTAATTCTTCCCAATCCTGGTCATTTTGCAGAATGGCTTGATTTATATCATTAAGGTTTTTGCAATATTGCCATTTCACCAACTTTGCTTGATTCATAAATTATTTTACCCCAATTCTATTGATTTTCCCACATTTTGGGCATTTGATTTCAGCCTGTCCGTTGAATTTTCCTAAAAGGCGGTTGCATTTGCTACAACGATGCTCGGACAGTTTTACATAAAAACATTTTTTCAAAGCTTCCTCGTCTTTCTTTGTATCTGCCACGACAATCGGGTCTTCTCCCAGTGTTGTACATTCAATTTTTATATTTTCAATATTCCCGATGTTTTTAGGTGTGACCTGTCGAAACACATCACGTTCTATATTTTCAATTACTGCTGTCATGCTCATTTTTCATCCACTCCTCAAACTCTTTCCGGCACTTAGGGCATAAGTCATATTCCTTTGATTTACGTTCATGGCTTACAACGATGGTTGCGGATAGCATTTTGTTTCTCAACAGTCGTTCATTTGCTATATAACCTGTCTTGTCGAAATAATCCATACGAAAATGTGCTGGCATTTTTACCGGAATCAAATAATTTAAAAAATCCGGCATTTTCCCTATCTCTGCTCCGCACCTGTCGCAAGTTTTACATTTGTTTTTATGTTTCATTGGTTACCCCTCTTTGTATGGATTGAAGAAGTCCTCATCTTTTCCAATTCCAAGATGCTTTTTCAATGCAAAATTTGTTATCTTTCCCGATTAAACGAATTACTGACAATATAATTTGCAAGTTCTCCATCTTTCCATCCGTCCGTACTTGTCATATAATCATAAATCTTCTTATATTCTCCGGTCAGCTTGTCAAATTCAAACCAGCCTAAGTCAAGCGTCACTCCATAATTATAAAATCCCTTGTCAGACCATTTGCTGACATAATACATTAACTGCTTGTACGAAAATCCAAGCCTTTCAAAAATATTACCAATAGTTCTTATGCTCAATTCCCGATCACTAAAATGTAATTTTCTTTTCTGCTCATTCACGCAAGCTCTGAAAAATATTTCTTCTAATGGCTTCATTACTCCACCAACCTTTCAAACCAAACCTAACATACACAATATTTCCAGTTCGGATACTTCTTTTGCTCCTTCTCTGACATGAAACAAAATTTCCTTTAGTTGTTCATTATCTTTTTCTGTCATTTTATTTTTGTCAATCAATTCGTCTATGCAGTAATACAAACAATACCCATATCCACATCCTAAACGATTCCCATAAAATGATTTTCCAACAATATCATAATTTTCTGTTTTTAAAATATCGTGCTGATAATCTAAATCGCACCACTTTTTATTATCTTCAAGTTTCTTTTGAAGATATTTTAAGAAATCTACTATTTTTTCTTCTCTATCGCTGATGTATAATATCGTGTCTTTCATTTTTATTTCACAATCCTTCTGCTTTCTTCTATTATTTTACAGTCTCTCGCAGAATCTCTTTCAATCTGATTTTGTGGAATTTTACCAAAATTTTCCAAAGCATATTTTTCTACCGCTTCTTTGGAAACATCTATACCAAAATTTCGTAATGCTTCTGTTTGTGGTTGATAATCTTTCAATCCATTCATCCTCATATCCTCCGTAACCCATGCAGACGGAATCGAACCGCCGACACACATCCTATGCGGATGCCGCTCTTCCACTGGAGCTATGCATGGTTGAGATGCAATATTCCCGGGGTTACTCCGCATTATACAATCGCAGAGCATATTGCATCACTGTTTCAGCCAAAACATAGACCACCTGTTAACAGACAGCATAATTTGACCGAATAGTTGGGATGATGGGACTTGAACCCACAGCCTATGCCTTAGAAGGACACTGCTCTTTCCATTTGCGCTACATCCCAGTGATCGGTACGAGATTCGAACTCGCGTTACCACCGTGAAAGGGTGGTGTCTTACCACTCGACTAACCGACCATATGCGTTTCCATAAGCTGTATGCCTACATTTAAGGTTCGGACACCAAACAACACTTACGGCATTTTTTTAATTCAAGTGGGATTCTGCCACCAACACTCTATCCGGTAGTGAACCGGAAACATAGGTGGGTGAGGATTTGCACCTCACATAGCTTGCATTCCTGTGAACGTCTGCCAGCGTATTACCGCCCGACCATTATCAAGCCTTACACATTAACAATACCTATTCTGTCACCACATACACCCATCTTATGACTGCAAGGGCCGTGCAGGATTTTAATGTCTTTACTGACAACCCACGGATTAAAACCTACAACGGTATTCCGCAAAAACCGGGCTATCATAAACCGGTTAAACCCTCACGAGCCTTGCGACGGCTCTTAACAGCATTCCGCTATGAGGTGAAAGGAATGTCTCCAATGGAAAAGTATGGAAGACAATTCGCAGATGGCAAAGACCGAAAGAAGAAAACATCTGCGAAACAGGACTACCAGGATTCGGACCTGGAAATGCAGCAGTCAAAGTGCTGTGCCTTACCGCTTGGCGATAGTCCTAAACTCCGGGAGAGAGACCATCTGCTCCCGGATTATTTTCGTGAAACACCCTATATCGCTTTATCTAAAAAATTTTCTCGCCTGTGTACAGTACTTTGAAAAACTTGGTGTTGTCGAACGCATTATTCCATTTTTCGTTTCCCACACACAGGCTGCATACACTCTTGATGCCTTGATTTCTCTGCCACATATCCAATGCCAACACAACACAGGATATTCGGCAATAACAATGGCTTTATGAATTTAACCCATTCAACGATGTGATATGGGATAATTCGCATAATCTCCGGTAACCACATAGGCTATACCCACATAAAAGTTATTCCAAATGCAAGGAACATTGCGAACGCAAATAAAATAACTCCGTCTGATGCTGTTTTCTGTTTTGGAGCATACCATAAAGCAGATATTGCTAAAACTGTCAATACCAACGTTGTCATTATTTTTAAAATCATGAATCCAATCATTTTTTCTTCGTCCTTCCTTCAATTTCATCGATCATTGCCATTACCAGTGCTTTAGCAAACTGGCTATTGTTATGCATTTTAATCAGCAGATTGCCCTGCCGGATAAGATACGACCAGTCATTATCCGTTTTCGGATTAGCGCACTCTTTATGTATTTTCCAAACCTCTGTGTAGATTTCTTTAATCTCAGGTGGCAATTCACATTTCTCCTTAACTGGCAAATCTTCTTTAGGTTCTTTATCAAGTCTGCTCTTTTGGTGCTTCATCTGACAGCTAACCATTTCCGTAACGTTCTCACGGTCTCTCTTGATTCCGTGACCTTTCAGAAATAATTCGCATTGCAGGACTTCACCGCATTTTGAACATTCGTCTTTTATCTCTTTCCCAAATATCTGCATACGCTTAATCTCTACCAGTGACTACTGCTCTTAAAAATACTCCGATGATGAACAGGATATATACCCATGCAGGAGCATGCAATTGAACCAGTATCCATGCTAAAACTATGTAAATGAAAATCATGTGCTGTACCTCCTAAAAGGCTTTTTTATTTTTGAGAATTTTTTAAAAATCATCCACATTCTCTGTAAAACTTTTCTTCCCGTCCGTCATCATAAATAACTCTTGCAATCGGTTCTGCAGAATGATCCACTTTCTGGCACTTTGGAATACTAAGCATATCTACTCGGTTCTTTATAACCTTGATGTGATTGTCTCTCAGGTATTCTTTGTAGTACCACTTGTCAGATAGCTTGTTTCCACCGGAAATGTTTAGTTTTTGCTCACATTCTTTCTTGCCTATCTTTCCAGTTTTGTACTCCTCTAAAATTTCTAAATAGTTTGATACCGGCAACATTTTAGGTCTTCCTGTTTTCTCCGCTCTTTTTATGACCCTTATGTTTAATGATCCATGTGCAATTTGATGGCAAACATGGCAAAGAGGTACAATGTTCCCTATATTGTTTGTTCCTCCCAATGCCAAAGGCACTACATGGTGATACTCTACATCCAAATTACTTCCACAGTTACAGCAAACTGTTCCAAGCTTATCTTTAAGTTCGTCCTTAAATGACGGTCTGTTAAATTGCAATTTGTTTTGTGTGTAAGATAACTCCATGTTAGTATCACCTCCTGTCGAAGCCTTTTTATTTTTTGGGTAGTTTACTGTACTTAGTAGGGCGGGTTTCCGAATTTCTATAAACCCCCTCCCCCATCATCACCAACATATTTCAACTATGCGCAAAATTCGTGCTTCGCGCAGTCTTTATTGACACGTCCTTAACTATCCCATATTTTTGCACGTTTCCGTTGTTGTTGCTACTCATTCGCATTTGCTGTATTATCTCCATACACTCCGGAATCGGTCAACATTGATGTATTTTGTCCAAAATTTGTGTCTAATCGTGGAAGTTGGTCGGCTGTCCTGGTTATCTTGTGTACAATCTCTTGCTGTGTGGTCTGTTTCCTCCCGTGGTCGTTGTTTAATCGTTCCGTTGCTCCAAGCGCATTTCGCAGATTAAAAGCGACAAGTTGATCACAATCTGCATCATCTAACCAATTTACAAAAGCTTTTCTGACCTCGTCCATGCTCGATGTACTTGATTTAGTTCGCCATGCACTTAAAGCCTGTTTAGATATCCCTGTTAATATCTTAAATGTATCAGCTGTAGCAGTCATATCATAAGCATTAGCTAACTCCCTAAGATATAAATAAACCTCATACAACAGATCTATGTTGTACGCATTGTAGTTAGTTAGCATTTGGTTGATACTATTATCCACTACGTTTTTGGGTATATCTTTTAATACATTACTAGGTCTTATATAATTATTATATATATACTGCATAGCACCATTAAAAACCGGTTGCCGTTGTGATCTCATGTCATCGATGCCATAAGCTGCACAATAATCGTCAAAGTATTTCCGGATATTTTTTTTAATCTCGTCAATGTTTGGAATCTCTCTGACGTCCTGCACCGCTCTGCACCTCCTGAAATCTGCAATAAAAAAATCACAAGCATCACTCAATAAACCTATGTCTTTTGATCTCCTCCACAGATCAGGCAAAACATAAATTTACAAAAGTGATCAGCTAGTGACTTCTGATCGTTTCCGGTCTGTCGGCTCCGGTGGTCTTGGTTACAATCTGGGCGGCTGTATATCCAGAGGGGGGTGGATTTGCACCGCTGTCACTCGCACCGTGTTAGCGTCGGCTCCCTAACTGATTTAATCATAACACAAGGACTATTAAAAAATCCACAACATAATATCACAACCTTTTACGCATTTGACGATTTGTTATTGTGGTATGTCTGCCGGTGATCTTGAGCAATAAAAAATCATGCGATTAAAAAATATCATGTGGTTAAATTTGACAAATGGGGTTATTTGACAGACAGACAGGTGATTTTTGCAGATGGGTGTTTGGTGGTAGCTGGTCAGCTCTAGTATTTATATATACTTGGTTATACAATGTCTTTCTGCTCTTATTTATTTTTATTTTATCTAACCTTTATTTTATCTAATCTCCTTTTATTTAATTTGCGTCTACAATTTGTCTACAATTTGTCTACAAAATTTAACACGTTAAAATGTCGCAGTGAAAATAGATCAAGAAAAGCAGGCTGTTACACCTGCTTAATTCCTGTTTATGCTATTGCTCTTCCCGTTCTTCTGATCCGTTCCGCTCTCGCTGTGATCCTGTCAATTAATGCCCTGTCACCGTATGCGGTCTTGTTGGCCAATAACTCCGGATCTGTCATGCTCTCCAGTGCTTGGAGCGTTTCCGCTTGCACTGTCTCCAGTGCTTGGAGTTCTGCCCGGTTAAATTCTTTTAAAGCCGGCTTTTCCGTATGCTCCAGTTGCTCCCGGTAATACCGGAAGAACTGCCGGACATTTGACCGGATCCGGTAAGCTTTCTTTTCTGTGATCTGTTCCGGTGTTCCTGTCATGCTTTCTGCTCCTTTTCTCTTTGTATTCGTTCCATACCTTGCTTGTAAATTTCTTCTGCTTCTTTCCTCTTGCGTTCTACCCATTCAACGTTGCTTTCGTCTGGTCGCTGTCCGGGTAAGCCTGCCCATTTCGGAGGATGTTTAACGAATGGTGCAACTTCTCCATGCTCTCTAGCGGCTCTTTCTGCCGCTGTTTTGGCTTGTAAAGCGTGTAGCCGTTCATTTGCCTGCATGAGTGCGATTTTCTCGTCTATGGGGCTTTTAGAGCCTGTCACGGGTGTTTCTTTCGGTTGCTCTGTCACTGCCTGCGGCTGTACTGGTTGCAATGCTGCGATCACGGCACCTATAACAAACTGGTTGACGCTTATACCGTTCTTTTCTGCCTGCGCTTTGATCTGCGGTTCTAGGTCTTTCGGGAATCTAATCATTTGGTTAAATGTTTCCGCCATTTTAGCACCTCCTTTTCTTGTGATATCACTATAACATTATGTGCCTTATATGTAAATATGTTTTTGTGCCTTATTTCAATATTTTTTCGTCATGCTCCAGTTTTTCCGCAACAGCTAATTTTATAAAATCGTTCACACTCTTATAACCTAATTTATTGATACGGTCTTTTGTGCCAGTTGCAAAACGGCAATTCACCCGTTCGAATTTGTTGTCGTATTTGTAAATTGCTTTCCTTGTTGCGTCTGTTGTTTTTCGCTCCATTGTTTGCACCTCCTTATATAAATGTATCTTTATTATATTTGTTTGTGCCTTATATGTCAATATTATTTTTTATCTACTATAATATAATCATGTTTCTTTTTGTGCCTTATGCATTTTGTACAATAAAAAAGATTATTTTGTGCCTTATGTTTGTATATTATTGCATCTTGTTTTTGTGCCTTATATCTGTTATAGTTATCTCAACAAATAAATAAAGCCGGTGACACCTACCAAGCGAACACCGGCACCCAAAAAGAAAGGCACCCATATTATAACACGGGTGAAAAGGTAAAGCAATATGTATAACTATTTAGAAGCTATGAAAAACGACATTACAGAGTACATCAACGACAACATCAATTTAGCAGATTATGCAGACCGTGACGAGCTGGAAAGCTACTTAAATGATGAGCTTTTTACAGAAGACAGCGTAACCGGAAACGCAAGCGGCTCTTACACTTTTAGCAGAGCACAGGCGCAGGAATATGTTAAAGATAACATTGATCTTTTAAAAGATGCTTGCGAAGAGTTCGGAACAGATGCCGCAACGGTTGGAGAATGGTTTTTATCTGAGGACTGGGAAAAAATGGACGTAACAATTAGATGTTATCTGTTAGGGCAGGCAATCGCCGAAGTTTTGGACGATATAGGGGAAGAATAAGAACATGGAGAATTTTATATTACTAATTTGTGCAATGCTTGCCGGGTATGTGCTCCGGTATTATAAAGAATTAAGCAAGTAAGACAGGCTTACACCGGGGATCGAGTCCCGGTCTTGCTTTTACCCGGAAACGGGAAAAATTAAGAATATGGAGGAATAGGAACATGACAAGAATTGAAAAAATGAGGAAAGACGAATACCCAAAGATTATAAAAGGTAACGGAGGATATAGGGCATATTTGAAAGATATACAACCTTTAGGCGGTGGCGATTATATGGCTATATATCGCTATCCAGGTGGTGAATGCTGCCACAGCTTGGAAGAAATAAAAAAATGCTTTGAAATCATTGAACAATAGCCGCCGCAGAGAATGCCAGCCGGATCACTACCGGCGGCGGTTTTATGGGTGGAATTTACCCCAAAATTAAAAAAAGGAGGTTGCCAGGATGAAAGAAAAGAACCTTGATCGGCTGTATAAGCTTCTGGATCGTGCGGAGCGAGAGAAAGACACGGAGACAGCCGCAGTTTTGCGATGGGCAATTTTTGAACTGGAAAACAGATAAAAGACGGCTTGCAACCGTCTTTTTGTCGTGTTCCGTGTGATCTGCTGACGTCTGGCGGTCTATTTGTGTTACTCTTCCACCGGATCCGGTGCCCGGATGTATTGACGGCTTGCGCTGTCTTGGTGTAAAATCAAATATTGCAAGGGGGATTTTATCAAAATGCGAAAAGTGGGAATCAGCCACATATATGACATTATGGAGAGCGTAGCGGATGCTGGGGAACGGCTGGAAACCGTCATGCGGGTTGAGAGTGCCGCCGGTGGTCTGTCTCCGGAATCTTCGGAGCTGTTGCGGTCTGCGTATGATTCCATGCTTTCGGCAGTCGGAGACCTTGCGAAAGCTGCGACACGGTGACCGTGTGACAGGTCCAGGACTCGCACCGCAGAAGTGAACAGGTGTTCCGCACCTTGAATCGGTCTGAAAAAATCTGCGAAAAAACTCTGAAAACGGATTTTTCAGCTTGAAAAGTGCTACCCCGGGGGGATTGAAAATTTTTAGCACGAAAATTGTAGAAAAATTTTTCTTTCAAAAACCTCTGAAAATGAGATTTTCGGTTGAAAATGCAGACCTACGGGGGTATCAAAATAAACACATTAAAATTTTTTCAATACTTCACATCTATTTATCGACAGAATACCACAAATGTGTTAAAATTTTATAAAATTCAAAATGAAAGGGGTAATTACTCTATGAAACAAAGTGGTTTAGGAATTGCTTCGATGATTTTAGGAATCATCAGTATTTTGACAGCTTGTATAGCTTTCGGAATTGTGCCGGGAATTATAGGTGCTGTTCTTGCTATCATTGCACTATGTCAGAAAGACAAGAAACACGGCACTGCTATCGCAGGACTGACTTGCTCTATTATCGGAATTATTATTTTTGCCATTATGGCATTGTTTGTAAATAGTGTATCCGATAGTAACAAGGAATCTACCGGCACACAGGCATCTGTTTCTGCAATACAAGAAAGTTCTACCGCAGTATCAGAAAGTACACCGGAATCAAAGGTTGAAGAAGCGGAAGTACCGAGTGGTACTGTTATTTCTCCCGGTTACACATTCGATGCGGACGGATTGCAAGTCACAATAAATGATTTTGACCTTGACTACACTGATTATGAGGATGAATACGGTTGGAACGCTCCTGCTGATGGAACAAAATACATTATGATTGATGTTTCTTATCAGAACAACAGCAAAGATGATAAGTATGTAAGCATCTACGATTTTCAGTGTTACGCAGACAATACAGATTGTGAGCAGAATTACAGTGTTGTTGATAGTTCTTCGTTGAATGCGAATCTTTCAAGCGGAAGAAAAACATCTTACAAGATTGCATTTGTAGTTCCGCAAGATGCGCAGAGTATTGAACTGGAATACGAAACAAGCATCTGGACTGGGCATAAAGAAATCATAAAATTACAATAGAATATTGATTTTAAGGGCATCCGCAAGGGTGCTCTTATTTTTTATGTTGCGAACCCATGTTCTGCATGATATAATATGTGTCAGTTAGGAAGTCTTGCACCACGTCCGGAGAGTGAAAGCTGATTAGACAGCCTAGATTGTAACCAAGACCCGGAATAAAGACAGACCAAAAAAAGATTGGAAGTTCGCTACTCCAACAGTAACAGGGGTAGTGGGCTTATTTTTATGCTCTTCTGCCCTCTCATATAAGACTACGGGAGGTAATGAAAATGAATGAACTGGAAGTATTTAGCAACAATGAATTTGGTGAGGTAAGAACCGTTATGATTGATGGGAAACCTTATTTTGTAGCAACTGATATAGCAAAAGCACTTGGATATAAACGACCATCGGATGCAATTTCTGCTCATTGTAGGTATACGGCAAAATACAGTATACCTCATCCACAAAGTGAAACCAAAACGATAGAGGTAAATGTGATTCCAGAGGGAGATATGTATAGGCTTATTTCTCACAGTGAATTACCATCTTCTGAAAAGTTTGAAAGTTGGATATTCGATGAGGTTTTACCATCCATTCGCAAAACCGGAACATATTCTTTGGAGCAGTCTACACCGAATGTTCCTATGACTTATCGTGATGCCGTTGCACAGCTTTTAGAGAGCCTTGACAGGGAAGAAGAACTGAAAGCACAGCTTGATACTTCCAAGGACTGGTACTCTATCAAACGTGTAGCGGCTCTGAATGGTGTATCATGGAAACGTTTTGACTGGCGAAAGCTTAAAGCTACTGGAATTACAATGGGATATGAGGTTAAAAAGATATTCGATGCAAATTATGGCGAAGTGAACACTTATCACAAGTCCGTATGGGAAAAGGCATATCCGCAGTATGAATTGTAGAAAAATCAAGAGAGTGACACCACTCTCTTCAGACTGTAGACAAAGCTCCTTCCTGTGAGGGAGCTTTTCTTGTGTCATGACTGCAAAAATTATGTACTTACAAGCATATAAGAAGTAGTGAAAATGCCGTATTTACGGGACTTTTCACTACTTTTTTGGTATAATGAAAGTATCAAAATAAAGGCGGTGTTTCCTATGATGACACAGAATGCAGATAAGAAAAGAGAACAGATTCAGATGTTCTGCATGGATGACCTTGTTCCGCAGGATCATCTGCTGCGCCTGATTGACCAGGCAATCGACTGGAGTTTTATCTATGATCTTGTGATCGATAAATACAGTGCAGACAATGGCCGCCCCAGCATGGATCCGGTCATGCTCATTAAAATTCCATTCATCCAGTATCTGTACGGCATCCGAAGCATGCGCCAGACAGTAAAAGAAATCGAAGTCAATGTCGCATACCGATGGTTCCTCGGTCTGGAAATGATGGACAAGGTTCCCCATTTCTCTACGTTTGGAAAGAATTATACCAGACGCTTTAAGGATACTGATCTTTTTGAACAGATCTTTTCCCGTATCCTGCAGGAATGCTATAAATACAGACTGATCGATCCTTCCGAGGTCTTCGTGGATGCCACCCATGTAAAAGCACGGGCAAACAGCAAAAAGATGCGGAAACGGATTGCAGATGAGGAAGCACTGTTCTTCGAAGAGCAGTTAAAGAAGGAAATCAATGAAGACCGGGAAGCGCATGGGAAAAAGCCTCTGAAAGAAAAGAAGGAAGATCCCAAAGATCCCCCCTCCTGTGGTGGCAGCTCTGATGGAAAAGAAGAAAAAACGGTCAAGGAAAGTACAACGGATCCGGAAAGCGGATGGTTCCGAAAGGGTGAGCATAAAAATGTTTTTGCGTATTCCGTGCAGACAGCCTGTGACAAAAACGGATGGATTCTGGGTTATAGTGTAAATCCCGGCAACCAGCATGACAGCCGGACATTTAAATCCCTGTATGATAAGATAAAAGACATTGGCATTCAGACACTGGTAGCCGATGCAGGATACAAAACACCAGCGATAGCAAAGTTACTTCTGGATGATGGTATCACACCGCTTCTACCGTATAAACGCCCCATGACCAAAGATGGTTTTTTCAAAAAAGCCGAGTATGTGTATGATGAATATTTTGACTGCTATGTATGCCCGAATGATCAGGTGCTGGCTTATCATACGACGAACCGTTCCGGATACCGGGAATACAAGAGCTGCGGAATCGTCTGTGAAGGATGTCCATATCTGAAGCAGTGCACAGAAAGCAGGGATCATGTGAAGGTAGTGACCCGGCATATCTGGGAGCCGTACATGGAAAAGTGTGAGGATATCCGGCATACGATTGGGATGAAGGAAGTGTATGCGCAACGGAAAGAGACCGTAGAGCGCCTCTTCGGAACAGCAAAAGAAAACCACGGATTACGCTATACACAGATGATAGGAAAAGCCCGGATGGAAATGAAAGTCGGGCTTACGTTTGCCTGCATGAATCTGAAAAAACTGGCAAAGATGATAGCCAGGAAGGGAAAAAGGGGAACCCAAAAGTGTTTATTATTGATCAAGTACACACTTTTTGAACCCAAAACAAGAAAAACGCTTCTGGAGTGCTGACCAAAAGCGTTTTGTCTACAGTCTGAAGAGAGTGACACCACTCTCTTATTTTTTGAAAAAGTGCTTGACTTGTATCTCGAAACATTATATAATGTATCTCGAAACAAGGAGGTGATACCCATAGCACCTAAAAGCAGAGCCGATTACTTCAAAGAGCGAAGAAAGAAAACAAAAAATTTTAGTGTTGAAATCGAAAAGGAAAAGTTTGAGAAGTTAGAGGAAAAACTTTCCCAAAAAGGATTGACTAAAACGAAATGGTTTAACGAAAAAGTTGATGAAGAAATCGGAAACTAAAAAAGAAGGAGCAGCCATACCCGCAAAGTAACCGGCTGCTCCTTTACCCCAAAAGGATTATGTAAATTATAGCACTGCATCTTCCTTTTGGCAAATTATTTTTGATTAAATGGAGGAGCTGAAAATGAGAGAAGAACTTATCAAAAAAATTATCTGTAACCTTGAAAATACTAGCATTCATTTCCTCAAATGCATATTGGCATATACAAATATACTTTGTGATAGATAAAAAGAAAGGAAAAATAATATGGAAAATATTGTAAACGTTGAAGGAACAGAGTTAGATGTCAGAGAATACAATGGTCAGATGGTTGTTACTTTTGACGATATCGACCTTGTTCATAAAAGACCAAGTGGCACGGACAGAAAAGCGTTTAATAGAAACAAAAAGCGCTTTATAAATGGTGTTGATTATATTGTTTTGGAAAAAGAAAATTCTAATGTCCACCCGGTGGACATTAGAAATATTGATATTCCAAACAGAGGTATTACTGTATTCACCGAAAGCGGATACCTTATGCTTGTAAAGCCATTTAAGGATGATTTATCATGGGATGTTCAGAGAGCACTTGTAAACGGATACTTTTCTTCAAAGAATAAGCAACCCACCACGGCAATCGAGGAAAAGCCAGTATTGCCGATTGAGACAGACTGGTTTTGTATCAATCGTTGGAAAATCAACTTTATATGCGGTGCATACAAAATTTCAACAAGGGAGTATATGCACAGCCTTTTACTACAGATAGGTAAGACTTATAATTTCGACAATGCCAAGCAGGAATTTATACGTTGCACTGGAAGATTGCCGAAAAGCAATTCCGAAGTGATTACATATTTCCAAGAATTAGCAGATACCGCCACAAAAATATTGAATGATGATATTGAACACTACAAGGAAATGTGGAAAAAAGAAAATGACCCCGATTAAGGGGTCGTTTTCTATGCCATTCTTTGAGAGACATTGTGTCTCTCAATTATTCTATTGTATGTTTAACATACGAAGCAAACATAAATGCGCATTAAAGCTACATTGCCATTCCAACAAATCCGCTTATCAGTTCATCAGCCAGCGCAAACACTTCTCTGCCGTAGGTTGCCAAAAAGTCGGCAACAATCTCTTCCGTCTGAATATCCATAGTCAGATTGTAGGATAGGCAGAACGCATGGCACAATTCATGGCACAGCACACGATCATAGAAATTACCGTGAATCATATTTGATATGTAAATATCTCTTGTGTTTCTATCAGTCATGCCAAACGTATATGTACCGTCAGAACGCATCAGCATAGGGCTGTGACTGCTTACACGGTTTAAATTCCAGTCCATTCCATTTATCGTGAACAACTTACCACCTCCAACATAAAAGGGGCTAAATAAGCCCCTTAAGTGTTTTACCCGATTTTTGTTACCAGCGCAGACAGCTTGTTTCGCAGTACCGTCTTTTCTTCCGGTGTTGCATCGTTTATGATCTCCGTCATGTCGTTTGCAAGTTCGGTCATGTAGGTATTCAGGTCACGAACTTTTGCTTCTTTGTCCTGCTGTGTATTCGCCTTATGCAGTTCCTTATTTTCCATATAGGTTCTGCGGCTCATGCCACTTCTGCCCTCTCTTGCATCACGCATACTGGATGCAGAAGTTTCCGTGTAGTACATACGCCCCATGTCTCTGTCCATGTCACGGTGATACATTTCCGGGGTCATGTGGTAATAGGGTGGCTCTTCATACCCTCTGCGGTAGGTTCCACGACCTTTAGGTGCAAATCTGCCGTCAGCATAGCGGTAATGGTCATAAAAACGTTTACCACCGTCACCGTAACGATCAAACATTTCCATGTTTTCGTCCGGGTCATATTCCTGCATGGTTTTTGTCAGCTCACGGTAGTACATGGCTTCTGACAAATCTTTCATCATATCAACGACTTTTCCCATTTCGCAAGTATCTACTTTGTCAATTCCTTTGTCAAACTGCGCTTTAGCGCATTCAGAAAGTTTTTCAATCATTTCATGCATTCTCTTAACATCCATGATTTTTCACCTCCTACGCTTCACGAACGGCAATCAAATTGCTGTTCTGCACTTCAATAGCTTGCGTAGAAGTGTTCTGAACGGCTACCGTACTGCAGCATCCACGAGGAACATCAATGTAAGCCTGCGCAGATACATTGAAGAAATTCTCTACTGCTGCCGGAGTTACAATCATTCTTGTGGACTGTAAAGGTTCCCCGTCTACCGCCAGTGCAAGGGAAATTTCCCCAACAGTTCCACCAGTGGGAATCTGAATGTTACCGGAATAACTTACAAGGAATCTTGCACGACACTGATTAGTGATACCTCTTAACTTCACAATTCCGGATCCCTCTCTATGATTGATACAGTTACTTCCATTTACGGCAGTTTCAGTAAAAGCAACGTCCGCTCCTGCTGCCACAGTCTGTAATGCTACTGCTGTATATTCAGCCATAATAAATACCTCTCTTTCAAAATCAAAGGGGCAAACCATATAGTCTGCCCCATGTTGTCAGTAATTCTGCATAGCAGACATAACCTTAAGGTTAAGTTACTCGATATGCAGTTTTAGCATCCGCAACTAGTGTTGCAACCACATCCGCATCCGTAATATACATTAGGGTTGGGAACCTGGTATGCCGGGATGGGCGCAGGATTCACAGCGTTGATGATCTGCTGTGTCTGTGCACTCATGGCAGTAGTCAGAAGAGCATTCTGACGATCCTGAGAAGCGGCTCTGCGCAGATCGTTGTTCTCTGCCTGCAGAGTAGCGATCTTATCCTGACATAAGTAGTCAAGGATTGCTCTTGTACCGGCGTTCTGGCTGTCGATAATATCACGAGTGTTGTTATTCATGGTGTTCTGCAATGCGCAAGTATTCGTTGCCATATTGTAGTTTACACCCTGGATAGCTTCACGGGTATCGCAGCAGCACTGTGCTAACTGTGCCTGTAAAGCGTTAGCATTCTGCATTCCTGCTACGGTGTCTGCATTGATAGCCTGTTGGATTCCATAGCCAGTCTGTAAAATGTTGGTATTTACGCCATTAAATCCGGTAAGCATACCGTTGTTTACAGCGTAGAATCCGTCACACAGACCGTTGTTGATTCCGTCCAGTTTACCGATGATAGACTGGGTGTCGAACCCTCTTTGCAATGCAGAATCGGTGTAGTAACTGGAATTAGAGCCATTACCGCCCCATCCATTACCGCCCCAACCGCCAAAAGCGAAGAAAAGGACGAAAATAATAATCCACCATGCACCATCTTCACCCCATGCACCGTTGTTACCGTATCCGCCATTAGCTGGAATAACAGGCATGGTAAAGGGAGTATTGTTACTCTCAAACATAATTTTTACCTCCATATAAGATTTTTTATACTTAATCTTGCAAGAATTTAGTATCTACTTCATAGGAAATTGACGCTTGAATTTTTCAAATTCAGAATCAAAATCTACGCCACGTTCCTTAGCAATATTTCTGCCAAAATTTTCAACACCTGATATGTCACCTTTTTGCGCCATTCCCATTACATTTCTAATCATGGGGTTTTGCATCATCTGACTATTTCCCATAATCCCTTGAATTATTTGTTGTGGATTTCCCATCCCTTTGAGCATCTGCATAGGATTCATCATTTTCATTCTGCATCATCCTTTCTTTGCGATTGTGAAGTTTTTCTTTGCGTTTGCGCAGTTTTCAACTGCTCAATCTTTTGCTCCAGTTCATCGAAACGCTTCATAAATACCGCTGTGGCTTCGTCTGATAGGTCAAATTTCGCTTTTTCTGTGTCTGACGGTAAATTGTTAGGGTCTGCATCTAAAACAGGCTTGTAGAGCCTTGTATAGATTTTCCCATCTGCTCCCCAGGATTTAGCATAGATTTCCGATAGGTCCTGTTTGGGGAAGAATGCTGTGTTGCCATCCATAGGAACCTCATTCGGTGCTATGCATTCCTGTGCCGGTACAATGCGACCGTACATCTGTACCGTATTTTGCTGTGACTGCTGCATAAACTGCTGTGGTTGGAATTGTTCCTGCTGTGGCATAAACTGTCCGTACATAGGTGTTCTATACTGCGGATTGAAATAGTTCGGATTCATAATCGGCTGCGGCATGGCTGTTCTCCCTTTCTTCCATTGATTCTATCTGTTTCGCAATTTCAACTTCATCAAGTGTCTGATATGTCGGCTTGTTCATAAGTCCCAACGGACTGAAATTCATAAGCATTACCCGTTTCTCCTAAAACTTCCTCGATCACATGAACCATGATTGATTGATACTTAATCGGCACTTCCCTTGTACGTTCTTTGCTGAATATATGTTCCAGTGTTTCATCTGAAAATTTGAATTTTCCCATAAGGTCATCCCTCCTTATGCTTAAATTTTGGCATAAAAAAAGACGGTCTACCCGTCATGTATCCGTCACATTTCATTCACTATAAAATTATTGGAATCTTTGCAAAAAACTCCTTTCGTTTTAGGCTTGACTACTATTTTGACTACTATTCGACTACCCAGTGTCCTGAAACGCCCATTTTATCAGCTTTTTTGAATGGAAGCAAGGGGGCTCGAACCCCACTCTATTCCTCTTACTTTCCGCATATTTACTGGCTTTCTAGGTGTTTTTTGTTGATTACTTTTGACTACTTTCGCAAAAATAGTAGTCAAATCACCTTGCCTGTAAATCTGGTATACTACTCAAAATAGACGATTTCTTTTCAATGGTTTTCCTGTTCCTATGATAGTGTATTTCTGATGTCATAATATCTGTATGCCCCATCTGATCCATAACAAGTCTCTTATCCACATTGTTATCCATAAGAATAGTTCCATATGTCTTTCTTACTTTGTGCGGTGGCTTTGGATAAATTTTCAATTTCCTGCAAAGCCTTTTCTGCCTTTGTCTAACCGCCTGTGCGGTGATCCTAATATCATTTTTGGTAAAAATGTAATCTCCAAACGGATTCATGTGTTTTATTTTATCGCAAATCCATACATAATCACTTGGTATAATTGCTGTTCTGATTCCTGCCTTGGTTTTAGGATACTCTTTTACTTCAACAACATTGTTTCCGTTTTCATCTTTATACTTCGTCTCCGTTCTGCGAACGTTAAAAGTATTATCAGAAAAATCGGAATGCCTTAATGTTACAACTTCTCCGATACGTACGCCAGTTAAAAACATAAGCAATATCGCAACATTAGAAGTATCAAGGTGGCTGACAAGATACTTAATCATTACATCAGTTTCATATTCGTCGAATACTTCTTCATAGTCTTCTTTTATTACTTTTTTAAAATCACTATCAGATACGTCAAGATTATCAAACAGTTCTACGATATTAAAATCAATAAGTTTGCGTTTTTTCGCTCTTTTAAGAAATGTTCTTGTAATTCCTTTTAGACCGGAAAATGATTTAGGTGTCAACTCTTTATCGGCAATTTCTTCCTCTAAAAAATCCCCCCATTCATCTTCTGATATTGATTTTATTCTTCGCTTTCCCAACTCTCCATAGTGTCTGAGAAAATATCTCTCGTCTCTGTCGTATGTTGCTTTACATATCTTTTTAAGAGACAATCTCCGGTCTTCACATTCGTAAAACACTTCTGTAACTGTTGGATTTTGCTCTTTTTGGTAGTAAAACTCAATAACTTCTTCTTTGAGATCTTCCTCGCTTTTCTTTTTTACAAGTCTCCTTCCTTTTTCTTCATCTGGCAAATAAGTTCTCCAGTATCCGTCTTTGCCTTTGTTGATTGCGTATTGGTGTTTCTTCAGATACTCCTCTTTCTTTTTCATTTCAATGCTTTTTTGCAAAGATTCCGTGTCAATCATACCATTGCTAACGGCATATTGCAATATTTCCATATCAGAAAGTTCCAAATCTATCACCTTCTAACCGCTTAAGTTTATTTTTTATAGACCTTACTCTTCTTTCTACAGTAGTTACAGAAATGGAATGTCTAAAGGATATTTCTTTTTGAGAAATTCCTTTAGACAAATCCCAAAACACTTTCTCTTCCTCTTCCGTGAAATTGGCGTTCCGGAAGATTTCTTCAAGTTCTGGCTTAGTCAGTTTTGACAACTTCATAAGCCAGTCTCCTTTTCTAAATTTCAGTTTTATTGTGTAACGTTACGCATAATTACACAAATAATCAACCAAACAATTTCCTAAATGCACGATCAGAAGAACTAATAACCCTGTCCCAGTCAAGTTCACATTTGCAGTAAGGACAGCAGGCATATTCCCGGGCAACTCCCATGCCACATTCCACACAGCGGAAATCTTCGTCTACTCTGTTTCCTGCACTGTCATACGTTCTTGCCACGCTCTCCGGTGCTAATACCTTAACAAGCCGTATTCTTCTCATATTACACCTCCGATAAATATACATCCAGCGCCTTCTGGATCGCCCAGGAGATAGGTCTGTCCTGCTGGTGACAGTAAGCTACCAGTTTCTCATACTGCTCCGGATCCATGCTGATATTCTCCCGGATGTTCTTCCGGATGTTCTTCTTACCTTCTTTCTTCGGTCTCGCCATACATATCTCCTTTCTGTTACACAAATTTTCCGATATTTCAGTTTAGATGTTCATAACACCAGACTTCCATCCTGCTTTTTTAGCCTCTTCTGAAAGAATCTCATTTTCTTCAGCTATAGCCATTTTTCTTTGTTGTTTTTCTAAACAATATATTGATAATATTTCATCCACCAACTCATTAATACTACATAGCATATCTCCGTCAACCTCTTCGGTTCGTTCTGCATCATTTAAAATATTTTTTATATCTTCTGCACATTCATGTATTTTTCTCATACAAATGCCTCCATAAATCTTAATATTTCAGTTTACAACATTACCAGTTCACCCTTGTTGATAAGCATACTTGCAATGCTTCTTGTTACATGCGTCATAATTTCAGCTTGTGAATGATTTTCTGAAGCATACTTTCTAACAGAATCCAAATCATAAGAAAATCCTGCATCGTCAAGGTACTGTCTGATAAACCGCTCATTGTCTTCCGCTGAAAGCCTATGTAACTCATGCTTTTCTGAAAATCTACGCTTCACTGCGGTATCAACATCATCTATGAGGTTTGTTGCGGCAATAATTACGTGGTCATTCGTAACGGAATCTAATAGCTGTAATAAACATGTAGTGCTTCTGGAAACTTCTGCGCTTGCACCGCCACCACCATATTCCCTCTTTACTGCCAAGCTGTCGATTTCATCCAACATTACAACGCATTGATGCTGATTGATGAAATTAAACAGATTCGTAAGATTTTTTGCAGTTCCACCAAGATAACTATCAAGCATTCTTGAAAAATTCACATATAAATACGGCATTTCAAGTTTATATGCTACATACCTGGAAAAAGCCGTCTTCCCGACTCCGCTCTCGCCATAGAGCAATGTTGCATTCAGATACGGAATCTGTTTCTCCATAAGCTGTAAACTCACATCATTCATGTTCTTGATCAGTTCGAATAATTCCTTTTCTTCATTGGTCAGATAATATCTGCTTTCTAAGTATGTATTTGTCAGATCTTCCATCGTTGCAAAACTGGAAACATTTGCTGGTAGCTCCATAAGATTCATTCCACCAGATCGTAATAGACTTTGATATTTTGTGACTGCATAGTGATTCTTCTGAGTTGTATCTTCCGCACAGCAGCAAAGAGCTGCATCTTTGGCTTTTTGTATATTGTTTTCAGCAACATATCGTACCAAAGCAAGCTGATTCCTCGTCATTCCCATAATTTATTTCCTCCACTAAACTTTAAATGATTTTCATTTTGCGCCGGAGATGCGCTGCCCAGTACTCGGTTATCTTGTACTTGGGGCACTCGTCTCGCCACATCTCCCGTCCTGTCTTGCCATCCCAGTGAATGCAATCATCACAGTTAAAGCACGGTTCATCCATCTCACCCTGGCAATGGTCAAAGCAGTTGGGATTATTTGCACAATGCTCGCAGATACATCGCATACAGCTCATGTTCTACCTCCGTTAAATTCTAATATTTCAGTTTAAGTAGGTTCTTGATCCGCTAATAATAACTCATTTTCTTCAATCCTTATATCTTCTACAGGGTAAATATCTCCCCAATCATTTCTGATACATACTTCTGAATCAAGAGTCAAACAACCACTATTCAGATTTTCTTTTATACAATTTAATAGCTTTGATATTTTCATAAACGCTCCCTAAATCCTAAGTTAGCCTATCTATTTTCTTTGCTATTGTCCTTATATTATCGAGTACATGATCGCAACATTTCCAGATAAGCCAACTGCAATCTCCATCTTTTTCAGCATTCATTACTTGTGTTATTATAGATATATTTTCATCTGGTAATCTTTCGGCAATTGAATCCCATTTAGTAGAGTCAATCCACCTTTTAAATCTTGGCTGATAATATCTGACTTCTTCATTTTTTACTTTCATGTATTCTCCTAAGTTACATAGACTTGACAGCAACACCATTCACCTCTACGTCTCCCTGCAACTCTATGACAAGGCACTGTCTGCCGTCAATTACCTTCGTCTTTACCAAATCTGTGCGCTCGGGATTTACCTTTACCGTCACAACCTGGGTCTTCACCTCAAAGCTACGGTTGCTGTAAATATTATCCAGCATCAACTCCGTGTCCGGTCCTACGGTATCGTCGTAGCACTGGTCAAATGCCTCCATGCTGTCATCGTCCAAACCGCTTTTGGCAAAGATGGCCTCAACTGTGTTTTTATCTAATACCACAGGATCAGGATCCTCCTTATGCTCCTGCACAATCCCAGTCAGTTCTTCGTGGATGTTCTTAATCGCTTCCACGGAGCAGTTATCTCCCAGTACCTCTTCTACCAACGCCTGGAATGCTTCTTTCTGGCAGTCCGCAGGCAAGGGAATCGAACATCCCAACACCTTATCAATAAAATCATCTTTCAGCTCAGCAGCATTCTTGGAGTAATACAGTGTGCTGTGAATATCTGCGCCGCGGTCATTAAAGGATGGGAACAGGAAAGCAGTATCCGGCATGCCTACCACCCAGTCACGGAGACGGTTCTGAAAGGTATTCTCTTCTGCGTTATAACTCAGACCTGTCTTGGACAGATCTACCGGGCAGATGCATGCCAGTATGTACTCGTACACCTCATTGGAAGCATCCTCCATCTCTGCACCATCCTTAGTGCGTCCAGGCACATCGTAGACATCGTGGATCAGCAGGATCAGATAATTGCCCACATATTCATAAGATTCAATGATGCGATCGTAGAACTGCTCCAGCAGTGCATCGTCTCTCAATTTGCTATCCCGCAGGCGCAGCAGGAACTCCTGTGTTCCGCCCTCGCTCTCACTCTCCAGCGGAAATTCCAAATTCAGAAGATTCTTGCCGATGGTACCGGACAGACTCTTGTGCAGGATCTCGAAGTACTTAAACATCTCTTCCTCCGGCAGTGCCAGAAATGCCTGCTTCAATTCGGTTTTCTTATTCTTCTCCCCATCCACGTAGCATCCGCAGATCCGGGTGATAGAACAATTCCTTTCTGTAAATAATTTCTTAATCTCTCTGATTTCCTGTTTAATCATAGATAATATCCTCGCTTTCTTTAATCCGAACTACCAAGGAAAATTCGGTAGTTCAATTTTCCCAACTGGTAACTTACTTTTGAGTTCCCAAGCAACAACTCAAATATCAATTTCACTTTTTAGTTCCTGATTTCACTTACTACGCAAACCGAAGTTGCCCGGTCTGCTCTGCTTCTATTCTCATGTTCGGTGTACGCTCTGCCACGCATAATTCCGGCAGGTTTGCTCTTACCAATGCTGCAGGTATAGGCGGACAAACAGCGTTGCCACATCGGCGGACCTGTTCGCTGCGCGGGTAGGTCTTTCCTGTGTAATCATGGTCAATTATGTAATCGTCCGGAAATCCCTGGCATCCGTACAGTTCCCGCGGCTCCAGCATCCGAAGCCCGATATCCACAATCTGATAATCCACGCCCTCAATTGTCACCAACCCAAATCTGTCTTTGGTCGTAACCGTATCAAGCGGTTGCTCAATGTCCTGACCAGTAGCATCCCCATAATATTTAATCAAAAAGGCTCTAACCTCTCCGAAGTGCCCGTCGCCGGCTGTAATTGTAGGTATTGGATCCCTCACGTCCCGGCCGTCACAGTGATTATTCATCTGGATCAAGTTTGCCGTCACCACACTGTTATGGTCCCATGAGGTGACTGTCGGCAATGGCTTCTCCATGCTCTCTCCTGCTCCCTTGTAGCCACCGTCATAATACTTATGCAGAAATGAGGTAACCAGTCCGTACCGGTTCGATCCATCCACGGTCATAATCGGGTCTTTAATACTTTGTCCACGGACTTCCCCTTGTGCCGTCTCGGAATGGTACTGGATCAGCGTAGGGCTGATAAGACATTGTTGATTACCTGTAGTGATCGTATGTATCGGATCTTTGCAATTCCCACCGGGATGATTCGTTGTATTTGTTCCCATATACGGTGCAAGCGTTGGTTCAATCAGGCAATGCTCATTCTTGCTCACTATAGTTGTAAGTGGTTCACGTATATCCTTACTCCTGTCTGCAGTAAATCCAGTCTGTCCGATCTGTACCATGTAAGGCTCCACGATCCCATATCCGTGCTTTCCGGTGATTGTAGGCATCGGCTCCCGGATATCATTCGGTCTACGCTCGCCACCGTGATTGCACTGGATAATAAACGGCACTGGATTCTCAAGCACAAACTTTTTCAATCCCCTTGCAATCCGCTCCATTGTCTTAGGCGCCAGTGGTCGTACCGCCCTGATCCCGTATTTCTCCTTGATTTCTTCCGAGGTGTCAAAGATACTGGGGCACGGCAGGGAAAAGTCCAACTGCGTGTATGCACCAACATACGGTTTAAGCAGTCCTGACTTTACAGATTCACTATCCGCAGGTCCATGTGTCGGCTCTGGCCATACAATCGGATTACCGTCACACCTCGCGATCATGAAAAATCTCTTGCGCATAGTGGGTGCACCATAGTCAGCGGCAATCAGTTCCTTGAACTGCACCTCATACCCTAAATCTGTAAGTTGCTGGACAAACCGTTCAAATGTCTTTCCTTGCTTGCTCTTAATAGGATGATGACCTCTGTTTAGTGGTCCCCAGGTCTTAAACTCTTCCACGTTCTCAAGCATAATCACTCTCGGTCGAACCAGTCCAGCCCATCTGCAGGCTACCCATGCAAGACCTCGGATAAACTTATCCTTTGGCTTACCGCCTTTCGCTTTGCTGAAGTGTTTGCAGTCCGGTGAGAACCAGGCAAGGCCTACCGGATGCCCTTTGCATGCTGCAACCGGATCCACCTGCCATACGTCCTCACAATAATGCTTTGTGTTAGGGTGATTAGCCTTGTGCATCCGGATAGCTTCCGGATCATGGTTAATGGCAATATCTACACTGTAGCCGGTAGCCATCTCTATCCCGGTGCTGGCTCCGCCTCCGCCGGCAAAGTTGTCAACGATCAGTTCTCCGTTAATCATCTACAGCCACCCCACTTTCACCTTTCAGATATTTTATATATCCCACAGACTGTTCCAACACATATATTGAAATTGCATTTGTGAGTCGATCCTCGAACTCAGGATCATCTCGATACTTATCACAGGCTTTCTTTACCACTTCTCCTATCTGCGTGTATTGTGCTTTCCCTTGGCTGTTAATCCACGCGGTAAGGTCTTTTACCCTACCGCACTTTATTTGTGATTGCAGATATTCGTTCATATCAATCTGACCGTCACATTCGTAATTGCCTAAATCACTCATTTTCTCTTCCAGGAACCCGATATATCGTTACCATGCGCATAGGTTCTGATTCCTTTCTGATGTGTTAATACTTAATATTCATATTTCCATGTTCGTTAATCCAATCAATGGCTTCACGATATGTAACCCCATTGTTTTCAATAACATCAAACAGTTTATACATTCCTGGATGAGTTTCCTTTAGCCGTTCAAAGCGTCCTTCTCCCGGCTTTTCTAAGTGACATCCGAAACCACACAACACGCATCCGGTTCTATTACATCCAGTGGTCTTAAGCGGTCTGTTTCCGGTTTCAAACAATCCATAATCAGCAGATAACTCCGACAAGTCCATTTGACCATCAACACTTCCCTCTGCATCATAATCAATGACAACATCACCATATACAGAGCAGATAGGATTATAAAATTCTTGTTCTTCTATGGTTTTCCCTATTTTACGATCAACAATACGATTTCCATAAAACATAACATCACTGTTATTATTGATTTTCCTTTTTACTATATCTTTTCCATATAGTTTTATATACAAAAGAACGTCTTGCTCCGTCCAAAAAGACATGGGATTACTGATGGGTGTTTTCATATCAAAACCGTTGCATCCGTTTTTTATCCATTGTGTTGTACGCAGTTTGCTTTCGCTTGCCATCTGCGCCGTTATAGCTTTTCTTCCGGTTCTTTTTCCGTATTCATGAGCAGGTGCTTTTTTCATGACTTTGCAACACATATCAGAACAAGCAAACTTTGCATCAAGCATAAAAATATACTTTGACCTATCATACATCTTTGAATATTCATCTGTATCAACACCATTTTTCCTATGCTTATATATACCTAAAAGTTGTTTTGTTCTCGCAGGTGCGTTAGGGATATTCCCCTTCTTGATCTTTTGATATTCTGGATTCTCTTTGTCCTTTCTCCTGTCTATTCCCACAAGATCTGCTATGCGATAAGCATATGGAAGGTCTGTCTGTCTGTCTGTCTGTCAAGATTGTATTTTTGTTATTTCCTTTTTCAATGTTTTCAAAATATTTTCTTGCCTCTCCTATGCAACTAGAGATCTCTTTTGAGAACATAGGAAATCCATATTTTTTACAGACATCCATAAATGATATTTTTGGTTTTATAATTTCAACGTTATCAAATGTTTTTACAAAATCTCTCAGTTCCGGATATTGCGTTGGAACATCAACAAACATTGCCGGTATATTTGGGTAATCCTGTCTCACAATATCGAGAAGTACTGTGCTATCTTTTCCACCACTAAAGCTTACATATACCCCGTCCTCTCCATATTCTTCAATCCATTGCGTTATACGGTATTTTGTCATTCGTATTTTGGCAGACAACGGTAATGCTTGCATTTGATATAGGTCTGTCAATGTATGTTTATTTTCCATGCCGTTATCCCTTTCTTATTGTCGTTTCTGCTTGTTCCTTGTACATCCTGCCCGCCATCTGCACCAGGTAGTGCTGTAATGCTTCATCCACGCTGACACGATGCTTGGTACAGTAGCGGTCAACGTACCGCTTAAAGTCGTTATTTTTTTGATAAAGTACTTCATATTCATCAAACTTAACCTCGATATTTTCAATGTTGGTACAATCAACTCGTTCCATCTGCATCACACTCCTTTCGGCTTCTCAAACCGTTCAAATTCAATTACCCACACCCACGGATTAGCATCCCAGCCGTAGCGGTCAAGGTCGGATTTCTTGATGGTGGAATCCCACAACTTGGCAAATGCTTTTAACATTTCATCGGCTGCTGTTGGTTTATTAAACCGTATCCCTTCTTTTGATACATCGCTCGCCCACATATCCTGTAACCGTTCCACCCTAACATCCGTAACCTTAAGCCAGATACGTGCGGCTTCTTTCGGCATGTGGATGGAGGGGTGCCACCTTGCATCTCCATATATTTCATCTGTTGCCCGGTACATATAACAGCCACAGCTTTTATTCAAGACGCTCTGTTGTGGTTCTCGGTAACAATTTCTATGTTCGTCTCCCTCACAACAACAACATTCAAAATGTTTCCATGTTTCTCGGACATAAAGGATATCGCACGGCTGATATGGCAGCTTAAAGAATTTTTCTCCGTAACCATCTGCAAATGTACCTCTGCACGATATGCACCCTTTAGGTGTAAAAGCGGTATATCCCCATACTGCATCATTTGGAATGAATCCCTTTACAATCCGTCTGGTACAAGTCTTTATACCGTCCAGAATCGCCCGAACCATTTCTGTATTGAATAAAATCGGTTTAATTGCCATCTGTTCCACCTGCCTTTACAATCTCCAACAAATCATCTACCAAATCCTTTACTTCGTACATCATCATAGTGTCGTAGGATTTTGACTGCTGCTCTGCTGTCTTATTTCCATACTTCGTACAGTCTTTAAGGAATGCTGTGCGTTCTTCCAACTGCTGCACAACCTTGTCCTGGTCGTAGATCTTACTTTCTGTAAATGCCTTTTCCATCATCACTGCGGTCTCCTGCTCATAGTTACCACAGCAGGTATTCATATCCGCAAGACAACGCTGGAAGAACTCTGCAAATCGGTCTGTGTTATAGTCCACTTCAAATGCCTTGGGAATATCAATCAGTATTTTCATCGTTCGCCCTCCTGTTCCAATCTGTAATTGCTTTTGTTCGCTCGTCTTTCCCTGTTCTGATGCCTCCGTCCTGATCCATGTACATCTCACATTCATAGCTTTTTGGAAATTCTGTTCCGCATTTCATACATTTGATTTTGAACATTACCCCAACAGCCGAATGTGATGACTTATTTGTAATGGTTAAGAACATTGCTTTTCCACCGCAGAACGGGCATGGTTTCAATTCTTCACTCATTCTTCATCACTCCAATCCACCTTCTGTCCACAATCAGGGCAAAACTTCGCTGTCCATTCACCATCAGCGACTATTGCACAACAATTAGGACATATAAGATAATCTCTTCCATCAATATCCCTTCCACCATCAGGGAGTTTAACTTTCTGCTTCTCCACTGCTGCACGGCATTCTTCCACCGTGCCGATTTCTCTGTACTTCTGAATTTCTTCAAGTGCCTTGATTGCCATTCCCACCGCTTCATCCAGATATGGATGTGGTCGGTTGTCATGGTGGTGTACATCGAAATGGTCTATGATTCTTGCTATTGCTTCATTCTCCGTCATGGCTATCCTCCATTTCTTTCAGCTTGGCTTCGGCTTCTTCTTTTGTGAAGAATACTGTTTTGCCAATTTCACCTACTTCTGCATCGATTGTATTTGTGCACCAATCTTTAGGGTCTAAATCGTATTTAGGAATAGGTCTTCTGTACGGGAAAAATATCTTCATCTGTCGCAAGCGCAATATATGCTTTTCCGTCAACAGGATTTATACCTAGTCCGTAATGAATGCACTTAACCACTTCATAATCATAAATAAGATATACTATGTCTCCTGATTTTGTGTACGCTTCTTTGCACGGCAACCGCAGTAGCAATCCCTATTCCTCGGCATCCTCATAGTCTGCTAATTTTGTAAGTGCTTTTGATGCATAATCACTTACCGTAGGATATCCTTCTCTGTCTATCATTGACTTTTTGCTTATAGCAGTGCCATTAGAATTTCTTTCTCTTTTCGTCAGTCTCTCCATCTTTGTTCCTTTCCGCAATCCACTTGCCGTATCTGCCAAGTTCCTCTACTTGCTCATAATTTGCAAGTCTTTCAGCTATTATTTCCAACGCTTTGAATCTGCCATCTTTAGCAAGTTGCGTAATGGTCATACCTTCATCATCCGGCAAATCTTCCGGATGAAATAAAACTTCACCTTTTTCTGTGACGTATGTCAATCTTTCCATGATTCACTCCTTTCCACCGCAATCCTCGGTCTATCTGCAAATTGAGGATAGCTGCAGTCATACGGTATATGATTCCAGTGGTCAAAATGCCCCACGATAGAACTGTTTTGCATACTGTATAATTCATTCTCGCTATGAAATCCTCTGCTCACGATTTTGCACTCCTTCCACTGTATGTACTTGCAATTCTGTATACATTGCAAAGTTCTCTATAATATATTTCCTGTGCATGGATATGAGCATCCACACGGTCAAGTTCCGTTTCGCACCACTTGGCAAATTCTTCTGTGGATAACGGTGTCTCTGAAGTATCGAATTTCTCACTGTTATCAATTACAAAACTCACCATATCAACCGAAATGTGGTTCAGATCCGCAAGAATCTGAATCTGTTTGTCCTTATCCTCCGCTTTTTTATAATTCGCCAACAATTCATAACCTGTCATCTGCATTTATATCACCTCTTATCAAGCTTGATTTCATTGTCGTAACAACGCTTCTTTGGATTCCCCTCTACGGGAGAAATCATCTTTTTAGGGTCCGCTGTGTAGGACCCATTTAGTTTTACACCTATTTTGCTTTTTTCATCCACATAGCATGACGGCTTGTAACGATCCGGTGGAATGTAGTTGTGAATCCGCCAGTGCTTTACCAGTACAACACCACTGTCGAAAGATAAAAGGAATCTGCTGTCTATCAGTATCTTCAAATCATCATCAGAAGCTCCGCACATCCTTATGATTTTCCGTGGGTTATTTACAAATCCGTCATCATCAGCGTTCATGCAGATATGGAAATAAAGCATTTGAGCCGTAGCAGGAATATCCAAAAAAGCATCACTCTCAATTATTTTTGAACTGAACATTCGTTTTTCTGCCATTTAGAACTCCTTACTCAAAAATAGGCTTCTCTATATAGATTCCAGTGTTTTCCACCAGTTCTTTCCACAAGTCCATGAAATCTTTTCCATTGCATTTGTCTCCTGCTTTGTCCATATGGTCTGAAAACTTATCCTTGAAATTTGTAAGTTTCTTTTTACCAAATCCATCTTCCATAAGAATTACCATTCCATATAGGATGTACCTTGTGGACAAATCATTGATTCTGTTGTTACATCTGACCTGTTCCCGGATGCAGTTCTGCGCTACAACCGACTTGTAATGTGGAAAATCGGCTTCTGTGAATACCTGATAATCAATCGTCCAGTCTGCAAAATCGTTAAGTCTGCTCTGCAACTCCGTATAAGGCTCATTCTCGTACTTTTCGTTGTACTCGGTGAATTTACAGCAGAAGTCAGAAAGCTTCGTCTGTGAGTACTTGTAGTCTTTCCACAAGGTATAGCAGAACAGTGTCAGTATTCCTGTGAATGGACTTCTCTCCGCAGACTGTCTCAAAAGTTCTGTCTGACGCATGATTTTCAAAATTTCCTGCGGATTGTCATATCGTTTTGGCATTTTATATATCACCTCTTTTCAAGTTCTGGCTCTTTCCTTTTGCAATGAGTAGCACCGTATTCTGATTTTCCTACATATTCGTAGCAATCAACACATTTCCATCTACCATTTTTATACGGTTTGTGAGTACGTCCGTTGATTGAGTGCATTGTGTTTGGGTACTCATTCCAACAGCTACAATCGTAATTTTTTTCACTCATGTAATCTTCTCAAATTTCTTTAACAGGCATTCCTTGCACAACTGGACACCTTCAAAATCGTAAAGTTCCTCTACATCATCATTACATTCGTCACAGTACAGATGTTTCACATGGCGGTTAGGACAAGCAGAGCCAAGGCAAGGATAACTTTCAGTGGCACATCAGCAGCATTCATCTTCGTATTTCACCATTTTCTGAAAAACTCCTTTAATTTATTGCATACTTGCTGAAATCTATACTTAAACAAGTACTCTTTAAAAGATCTAGTTCCGTATTGATAGCAAAGATACATAATTTGTTTTTGAGTAGAAAGAGATTCATAAAACTCCTTGTCAGTTTCTTCAACGTATTGTAAAAGTACTTCATAGTCTGTTTTATTCATTACTTTCACCGTCCTTTTCTCCATGCAAAAGTTCCATAAACCGAACAAATTGTCTTTGTGACACGGAATTGTTCTGCTTCTCAGGCTTCAAACTGATGACTAGATGCTTGTCGGCTATGTTCGCAAGTTCCCTTGCAAGGTTGATTTTGCCCTGTGCCAGTCCATCACGGTAACCTTTTCCCGGTCGGTACTCTGCGATCTGCTTCTTGCCATCACCTTGACCGCCTGCTGTCTTGTTGCGAAGCTGATAACCCTCGTCCGCATAACGCTTAATCCAGTACTGCTCCCACTTGTCCAGTTCTTCTACCGGATAATGTAAGAATCCGATTTTCCAACCGTGTATGTTCTCCGCAGAATATAATCCGTGGCTCTTCATGGATAAATCAATGTGCTGGTACCCATTAAGGTGTCCGGAAAGTCTCTGCAAGATATGTACCGCCTGTCCCACATACGCAAAACGAAAACCATCCTCGTCTGTTCTTGTCAGAAAGTAAATTCCACTTCCATCGTCAACGTGTGGATTGACCGCCAGTATTCTTTCACGATTCTTTGTTTCAATAGCTTTCGCTTTCTGAATGTTCTTCCAGTTACTCAAAACGGACACTCCTTTCCATTCTGTAAAATCCATTCCTTGCCTGCTGCCGCATAGTCCACATTCGCCAATGGAGCAATCTTTTTTACCTCTGCGACACATTCTTTGGCATCAGAATTATCACGGCTTAAATGGCACAATATTACGTTCTGCAGGGCATCTGATTTGTTCGCAATGACAAATTCTTTTACCGTTTCCAGTTCCATATGACCACGGTACACATGGGATTTCTTAGCATCGTTGGAATCCTCTGTAATGTACTTCTTCTGATAGTTGCATGAAATAAGGATGTGGTTTACTTCATGAAACCGCCACTTAACAAATTCCGTGTCAGTTACATAAAGCAATTTCCCCATTTCCGGGTGAGTAATCAGGAATCCATAACAAGGGCATTCTGAACCATCAGCGTTGGTATGTGTCCACTTACCATCCAGTGTCGTAAGATCAAATGCCATTATTTTTCCACCAGTAAACCCTATTTCCATAGGTTCTAAACTCTCATATGGCTTAAATACTGGTATTCCCATGTGTTCAAGGTCTGATACGGATAATGAGTGGTCTTTGTGCGTATGGGTGCATATAGCACCCACAACACACTTAATATCCCAGTTAAGACCACGTTTTATGTCCATGATAGGAAGTCCTGCATCCAGTAAAAGTGTTTCACCGTTATCTGCCGTTAGAAGATAGCAGTTTCCGGAAGAACCGGAGCCTAAACATTTTAGTTTCATCAGCGGATACCTCACTATCTGAAAAACAAAAACCAAATCAACGCTGTGAAACTGTCTGCAATAGCTGAGATAAATAAAATAAACACGATAAATCTCATCGGTGTCATTTTGAGTTTTCCGGTGTATGCAAGAGTGATTTTTTCTATTGTGCTAATAGATGAACTTACAAAAAACCGAACAATAAAAAACGCAACCCAAAGTACAATACCTACTTTTACAAAAATCATAATCCCTTTTCCTCCTACTTAAAGCAATCCGGTGTCTCTGCGTTAGCAATGGTCTGTTCCGTGCTGTCTTCCTCAAAAGGTACAGTGTTTGCATTCTCTTCAATCTCTTCCTGTACCTGTTGGTATGTTTCATCCATCTGAATAAGAGACTGTGTAGCCATTGAGTTAAGGTCTTTCGGATGCTTTTTGATAGCATTATTTCGCATTTTACGAACAATCATTGCTTCTGATGTTTCCAGCCATGCAGCGCTCATGTAAGGTCTTGCAACTTCACAGGAAAGCATATCTTCCAACGTCTTACATTCCAAAAGAGCCTTGATGATTTCGTCTTTCTTCTCCTTAATCTCTGCTTTCTGTTTATCTGTTGCTTTTCGCTTGTTCTCACAGATACCGAATGTTTCATTCATAAGATTGTTCCGTACATGGGCTAAGAGATTTCCTTTTACACTTTCTCTCTCAGCAATCATGTATTCCATTTTTCCGTCTTTCATTTCAACCGGATAAACAACACGGATTACTCTCTGCGACAAGCCTTTTTCTTCCCACTCCGGCGGCGTAATCTCAATTCCTTTGTGTTTCGGATATGCAAATTCATCGCCCTCTTTCACAAGCCATACCGGATAAACCTTTTTAACATCAACACCGAAATTTCTCATAAGAGCATCGTTTCCGTCACCCTCAATACCCATTTCAACTTCTTTGTACCAGTTTCCGTTTGCGTCCTGTTTATTTCTCAACTGAAAGTAGCATTCTCTCGGAACAGCATTTGCATTAAGTTTTAGGCTGGCAACCTGTCCGATAACCTGTCTAAGATTAGACCCATTCAGCTTTTCCATAGCTTCCTTGCTTGATGTTACAAGGTTGTAAATGGCACTCATGGATGCCATTACACACTGTTTGGAATAATCATCAAACTGCAACCCATGTTCCGTAAAATCACGCTCCATAAGTCCTGTATACTGGTTAGTGTAGTACGAAAGCTTTGTGTTCATTTCCTGTTTAGCAACCTGTGTATTATCTGCCATACCTCGTACCTACCTTTCTACCTTTTTGATTCCGTCAATTTTGATGATGAATACCTGGGTTGTCTTGGGATTCTGAATAAGCGCAAGGTCTGGCAGAGTAATATACGGATTGTCATGCTTCGCAATGTTCAAAACCTTTGCAACCATCCCATCTTCAACAGAAACTCCCTTAACAAAATTTTGCCTATAACTTCCAAGTCCACTCCATGTATTGTATTCTGAATAGCAACCACCTCTTCGTGTTACCTCTACCATGTCACCGACATGGATTTCGCTGTCATCCTCTTTCTGCGCTTTCTCTTCCGGTTTGTAGTTTTCAAGGACAACGTACTCTCTGTGCCATGCCGATGTAACTGGTTTTCCGTCTTTCTCAATTACAACTCCAGGTTTACTTGTAGAAATAACCTTAAATATATCTCCGTTTTTATAAGGAATCAAATAAGGCATCGCATCAACAATCTTGATGTACTCACCAACTTTAGCTTTTCTTTTCACCTCACGGACACCATCATCAGGCTTTACATCTTCGCCCATCAGCCGATTAAAAGCCAACTTAGCACCTACATGAAAATCAAATTCATCAACCGGATTGCACTTGGCTTCTGCTTTCTTGCCAGTGGATTTGTCCAGTGCAACTACTTTGTTGTCATTGCGGTAGATGACAATGGTTTCATTCTGAGTTTTAACTAAATCAAGCGCATCTTCTGCGCAATTCCATCCGTGCCCCTCTTTGGCGCATCCACAGCAATCATGACCGTCTACAAATTTGTCAAACTCAACAGAACAGTAATTATCCGTCAAGAGTTTTTTGATTGTTCCGCATTCCCCCACAGTTTTTCTGTTGATTATAACAGTATTCTTTTTTACTTTTACTCTGTCTCCAACCTTAAATTTTCCCATGATTCATTCCTCGCTTTCCGGCTCGTTCATAAACTTGCCAAATTCATCATTTTTCACTTTTACATCAGCCTTGCAAATTTCCTTAATGCTCTTAGGCATCACGTTCCATGTGACATCAGTACCGGAAATCTTGCCCTTAAATTTCAAGGCTCCACGGTCTGTCAAACCCATGTAAACGCCCGTGTAGCACTTGCCCTCTGCGTTAAAAACCACGGTGTCACCGATATTGATTGTTTCTCCGTTCGTTGTCAGAACGGAAATGACTGTCTCTTTCTTAATCTGCATTCTCCGCATCTCCTTTCTTTATCTCATCACAAAATATCTTGGTAGAAATTTTCGCTCCAAAAAGAGCAAAAATGAAACTCATGCTAGGGAACTTCGTAATAATAGAAGCAAACGGCTCTTCTGACATTGTTTTTGCAGTTACATTGCACATTTCATCAGCAGAAATCTCAATTTTTTTATCCATATCATAATCATTATTAGGCATTCTTCACTTCCTCCACTTTCAAACTCGCATCATCACTTCTGCGGAACATAATCAACTGACTATCAACATCAGGAATCTTCCAAGGGTCAAGGCTCTCGGTATCGTCAACCATGATAGGCAATTCCACACCGCAACGCTTCTGAAACGCATTGCAAATGTCAATCTCCGTCAGAATCCTTGCTCCGTGGTTCATGTTACGGCTGTAAGGCTCTCCCTTGTAGATAAAGTCGCAGCATTCCTCGGTATCACCGTTCATAAGCGGTCTGAACATCTTTACGTGGCAGAACTCCA